ACCCCCGCCCCGGGTTCAGAGGAGTCATACGGACGAAACAATGACCGTTAGATGGAATGGATACGTGGATGGCTGAGATTAATTGTCAATAACAAAGGAAAAAACAATTAAGCGTGCGGAGTACGCGTGAATAAGAATGGTCCCACTAGATGCCTTTACTTTACTTTAAGTAAAGGTTGGATACAGCTGTAACGCGTCTTCTCTCGCACCCCACTCATTCTCTTTCCTTCGAGGCGAAGGAAAGCATCTCTCTGCCTATATAAGCATCGTCCTCGACGATGTGAATTCATTCGAGAAATTATTCATTTGCATCATGGTTTATGAAGATGAGAGGTTATTTGGTGTCTCTGAGTTACGTGATGAAGCTACAGATGAGATCATATCTCATGTTAAGAAGAGTGAAGGTGTTATATGCGATGAAGATAATATTCAGGTAATGAATATTAAGGTTGAAGATTTACATATTGATATGTTTGATAAGGTTAGATTCAGTGTCAGGATTCGATTGAACCACAAGTTCAAGAAGCAGTTGAAGATTGTGTTGCTGGGTTGTTATGTGAAGATCATTACGCATTTAAAAACTACTTCTGAACGATCAGTCAGAAGTTTATTACAGAAGAGATTAAGTGGTATATGTAAGAGTAATTATGTAATTAGTATTAAAATGTTTTATATAAACATTATTCAGTTGCTTAACACATGTAAATGGATTAATTACATTGAGGATGTTCATCCTATATGTACTTTGTATCACGGAGTAGATGATGTGTCCAATCATGTACTTGACTAATGGTATTAAATATATATTTATATTTAATGTGTTCTTGAATATGTAGTTGTATTTATTTCACCTCTCTCTATATCACACAATATTGAATATAATTTATGAATAATACTTCCGCGAAGCGGCATGAAGAAAATAATTATGATAAATGAAGAGTTAGGCTTTGTATAAATAATATCAAGTGACGTCACTTGATCCCTTGCTGAGCTGGGGCGGGGCTTAGTATT